CCCAAGCAGGTTGCCCATCTGAGCGTTCTGAGCATTCACGGCGCCCAGTTGCGCGTCATAGCCCATCTGCGTTGCGCCAAGGATGTTTGGCGTCTCAGACCGACCAGACTGCACAAACGACGGCATCTGCGGCATCTGAACCTGCTGCCCTGACAGCAGCGCATTCATCTCGTTGAGCGACATGCCACGGCGCTGCGCCTCTTCAGCGATTGCCTGTTGGCGCAACTGATTCTGGTAGTTGGCGTATTGCTGGTTGAGCGACTGCTGCTGCGACAAGGCAGCGTTTTGTGCTGCCATGCGAGCCTGATCGAGCGATGCCGCCTGACCAAGCGCCTGATTCTGAAACTGCGCAGCCTGCATGTTCCGGTTGTATCCGGCGTTCGCGGTGCCCATCTGCATGTTGTACAGACGCTGCGCCTCATTGCCGGACGCATCCAGCGCGTTGTACCGCTCCAACCCCTGGCGCTGGCTGAGTTCAGTCAGCGCGCGGTTATACGCCTCAGACCCTTGGTGGAATCCCTGGTTTGCAAGTTTTGCTTCAAGTTGACGCTGCTGGTAGTCATGCACCGGCTGCATTTTTTCCATCAACTGCGTCGCGACCGTGTCCCGGTAACTTGAGTCAAACTGAGGCAGTGCATCGCCAAAGTTGTAGCTGGTAGTCAGACCAGGCGTGTAGTCTGCAAGACCAGTGTTTAACTGTGACGCCCCACTCAGTTCTGCCATCTGCGGCAGGCCAGCGTAGTCAAACGGCTGCGAGTACGCGTCAGCCACCGTGTCCATAAAACCGGACGCAAGCTCGCTGCGGCCAAGTTGTGTAGACACTTGCGCATCAAGTGCGCTTTGAAGGCCAGGCGCAAGCGTGGTGTTTTGCGTCCACTGCGTGACGTCTTGCCCGGTCGCCGGATCGGTGATCGCCTTGGTGCCCCAAGTCTGCGAACCGAACGGCGTATTCACGACCGGCCGGTTTGCATAGTTCTGCATGTTTAAGCCCTCTTTCGATAGCTCTCCTTGCAGTTGTGCAGCACCGACGTAGTCAGGCGTAGCTGGTGCTGATCCTTTGCCCATGCTCCTGCTCCTTGATCCACCGACAGGCGTCGGCCTTCATTTCAAATAAAACACAGTCGACCGTTTTGGCGACCTCTTCAAATCCCAACTTGCCAACCAAGCGCAGGCACTCAAGGTTTCCCTTGTCAATCTGCGCGTACACCGCTTCCTTGCCACAGCGCACAAACGGGTACTCAAACGCGGCCCTCAACAACGACCGAGTCATGCTGTGCGACGTGTCAAACGCGACATGCATCCAAGCACTCTTGTCCTGCCAACCGTTAAACCCAACCCCGGCAGCAATCGTCTTGTCATCACGCATCAATCCAATCACGCGCAAGTCCGAACTCCAAGGGAGTTTGTTTTGCGCGTGCATCCAGCGCCAAATGATTGGCGGCTGGCCGGGTTGATCGGTGACAAGTTTCATGGCGGAGTAATCACCCCAGTCGTCGGCTCATTGGCTTGAGTCGTCTTAGGCGCTACCGCTTGAGATTCTTGCCCTGGGTAATAGCCAAGCACCGTCACAACAGAGTCGTAAAACGCCTTCTGGAAGTCTTCCGGAGAAACTCCGCTATCAAGAAGTCCTGTCCAGTAGTCGTACCCTTCTTTATCAATCGTGCTTGCAGTAGAACCAATTCCAGCGCGCCCAATGTCGGCATACGCCTCGCGCACTAGCTGGTCATTGGTTAGCCCACCGAGGTAGTCGCTGACGTACTGAGAAACAGCAGCATCAGGATTCTGATCCAGCACGGTGTTTACGCTGTTGCTGAACGTCTGCTCAAACTCGGCCGGCGTCAGGTTTCCCTGATTTAATTCATTAGTCCAATACTTCCACCCCTCTTGGTCAATCTGAGCTGGGTCACCAGTTGTGTCAGTGCCTGGCCCAGTGCGTCCAATTCGCTCATACGCGGCCCTTACCAGGTCTTCGTTGGATTGCGAACCGAGATAGTCGTTGACGTTCTCGACAACGAAAGGCAGGTAATCCTCAACCGTTGTCTCAATTTTTGGCGGGTTGTTGATGAGTGTCGACTGCTTAGTGGTTGGAGTCGTGGTCTTTGACCCTGGCGTCGCAGCAGCACCATACGATCCAATGACGTCTGGGTTGTTCAACCGGCCACTGCCAAACTCGGAAAAATCTGGCGCATCAAAATTGGATTTGTTCTCAAGAAGATTTACAGTTGGCGTCATCGGGGCCGCTGGTGACGCGCCACGCAATGACTGAATCAAGCTCGACTGATACGGGCCAGATCCATAGCCAGGAAGGTCAGCACCCGCGCGATATGACGATACGAATTTTGAGACGTCAGAACCTGGGTCTTGCGCCAGCACCGTATTGACGCTGTTGTCGAACGCAGTCTGAAAACCGTCAGGCGGCAACGCACCGCTATCGAGTTCACCCAGCCAGTAGTTGAATCCTTCTTGATCAATCTGATTTGGTGCTGCACCAAAGCCAGTCCGCCCAATCCCTTGATATGCGGAGTTGACCAGGTTGTAGTTTGAACTGTTGACCGCCATCACATCACCCCACCTAATTCAGTCATCATGTGTGCGGACGTGAACACCGTTGCCGGCAAGCCGCGAACCTTCATCCGCAGCGACCCGTAGTACCCAAGGCCAGCCGTTCCGTACCAAGCCTGGTAGGTGTTCTGTCCGACCCACTGCGCGGTGTTCCAATAGCCGGCATCCCAAACGCCGTTGTCTTCATCAAAGAAGAACGGCGAACCGCCTACGGTCGTGAACTGGTACTGCGTGTTCACCACAACCTTGACGGCAGGCGATGCGGTCGCAATAAAGATCGGGCGCACCATGCCGAACTTCTTTAACTGTGCCGGCGTTCCAAAGTTTTGAAACGACGTTTGAATCTCGCCCTCGGGATACACACCGCCGGCGCCGACACTGTCAACGCCGTCGCGATCTCCGTATAGACCCAAACAGGTCAGGCCATCAGCAGTGCCGAAATGCAGCTGGCCTCCGATCACAGTCGCGCTGCGCATCGGCATCCCAACGAACTGACACCAGGCGCCCGTGGTCACATTCATCGCGAACTGCCGGTAGGTGCCGGCATCAGCCGGCAACTTCACGACCAAGACATCGCTCGTGGGAACCACAAACACAGCAAAGAACTTTTCGTTACGCAGCCGGCGCACTAACGGCGCAAAGACCGACTGAATCTTTGCCGCAGGGCCGCCAGACTGCACATCCTGCGAATATTGGCCGGTGATCAATTTGGACATCGGCACCAGGCCAAGCTCGCTGACGATCATCACGTCACCGCCAAACGGCGTGAAATACACGCCATGCTTGGGCACTGGACCGACGTACCAGACACCCTTCAGCCCGAACGTGCTGACGCTGGTAGGGTCAGTACCCTGCCACACGCCGACATCGCCCTCTGTGCCGACAACCACCAGAAAGTCGTCAATGCCAAAGCCGGCATCAACAGTCCAGTTGATCAGCGAAGAAACGTATCCGCCGCTGCGCAGCGTTGACCCCATCGGGAACGAAGTCGCAACGCCGGCAATGGCATCGACGTTATCGAGGTAGTAGACGTTTTGGTCTGCCTCCGCGGTGAACCACAACCGCTGCTTCCACACAGCAACAGTCCGAACATTGGTCGGCAGGCCGGTACACGATGCCGTGCGATCTACCCAGCCATTCGTTGTGTCATACGTCCAATACCCAGCACCGGGCGAGACAGCTAACAGGAACGTGTCTGCCGGCGTGGAAAACTGGGTTGTCCACCACTCATCTTCATCACTGCCGGTCCCGCTTACCGCGAGCACTGGCGCGCCCCCAGCAGTAACATCGTAGATGTTGCCGGCGGTTGCCATGAAGACTTTGTTGTTCGCAGGGTTTGGCGCCGTAAAGCCAAACATCGACTCCACCGACTGCGCAGCGCCACCGACAGTGACCGCGTCAGACTGCGCCTTGTACCCGCGGCGCAACTCGCACCCCTGCTGTTTGGGGATCATGTTGGTCAGCACCAGCGCATCAATCGGCGACATCGCACTGATCGGGTCGCGGTAGTTCAAACCACCCACAGGCGCAGGAATTACGCCAAGCTGCGCGACCTGTGCGGCCGCAGCGTTCCTGGGCGTCTTGAACGGTTTGAGCGCGACCAGTGGCACGTTATGCCCCCATGCCAGTGTCAGGCGTATTGATCAGCGGCTGGATGTACGGGAAGCGGAAGTCGCGCGCCATTGAAAGAACTGGCGCGCCCTTCTCAGCACTGCGGCGATTCTCGAACGCGATCTGGAAGTCGCGCATGGCTGCGCTCGAGTCCAGACCCTTCATCTCTAACCATTTGACGCGGGTGTAGAGCGTGATCAGCGTCGCATCCAGCAGCGACACGTCACCGTTTTTGGTAATCCGATTCTTGTAGAGCGTCGAGTCATCCTGGTCACGGACCCACGCCTGCGACAAATAAAACACGTTCATCGTCTGCGGCGCACTGGGCGGCGCAAGGACGTATATCTTGTTGTCGCGAACTTGCCAGTAGAACGACAGTGTCGGCAGCGTCGTGCGGATCAGTAACTGCTGCCACATCTGCGGAGACACCGGACCCAATGACGGGAACTGCGTCGTCGCATTCCAGTTGGTCTGATCAATCCACTTGAACAGATCCTCGGGAAGATTAAACGCCTTCTCAAGTTGGCCGCTGGTGTCTTGCTGAATCGGGATCTGATAATTGCGGATCAACTCCTGCCAATCGTACATCGTCAGCAGTTCAATGCCGGCCATGTTGGCCGCTTGCACGAACTGCTGCACTGCTGGGTCAGGATCGCCCGCAGGGTCTGACGGAACGGGGAAGGCCACCATTGAGGCCACGTTCTGAACGATGGCACTTAACGTGGACTCATTGATGATTTGAAAGGCCATCCCCGCAACCTCACTCAGTCAACGTCAGCGGTCGCCGCAGACTTCTTAGATAACTTGCCCAGTTGCTGCTGCATCGCGTCAATGCGGCTCGTCAATGCCTCAATCGTGGCATCACGCTCCTGCAACGCGACGTTCATCTTTTCAAGCGGCGCGTTGTTGTTGGCAAGCTCCACGAACGCCTTAGCACGCGCCTTATCACCCTGAAAGCCCATGAACTTCTGCCCCAGGTTGTCAGCCGCGTCAGCCAACTGCTCAATGGTCGTGATTTTGAAGAATCGGTATTCCTCGACCTTGGCAGGCGTCATGCCGGCCATCGCAGTCAGCGGCGTGCCGCTTACTGCCTCTTCTTGACCGGCCTTCCACTTGCTGTACCGATCAGCAAAACGCTCGGCGTCCATTGCAGACACGGGGCGCTCAATCACGCTCGACTTGTCGCCAGGCGTGTGAATGCGAACGTAGTCCACTTCGTCGTAGATCGCGCGGCCGGCATCACGGGACTTGGCCTCATGCTGCACCGCCTTGCGATAAAACTCGACGTACAGACGGTTATCCATCGAATACCGAGACTCATCCGGCCGCGGCATCGGGATCTCAGGAAAAACGGTAGGTGTCGTGGGTTGCATGGATTTTTCCTTTTATTGGTTAAACGCCGACGCCGTCGCCGTACTCGACTAGCAGGTCTGTGCCTGGTGCGCCGCCAATCCGACTTGCGCCAATGCTTGCGCCATCAGCACCCGTCAGACCAATGCCCTCGCAGACTGCGCCAGTTGATTGGCTTGCTGCGGTATCCACAATTGCGGGCGCGCTCGCGCTAACCGCGGCACCGTAAGTGATTGCCATGATCAAACTCCTTCAAAAAACCCAAGGGAGTGGGCCAGCCCAACCCTTGGGAAAGGCTGACCCACGACGGTCCACCAGAAAAATCAGTTCTGCATGCGGCCCTGGAACTGAGCGCCGGACGCGCAAAGATTGCCCGCCCAAGCCAGGATTTGTACTTCCGCGTCCTGGTTGATCGCGTACCGACGATTCGGCGAGAGAGCAACCATGTTGCGGTCCTTATGCGGACGCCATTTCAGGTACTTGGTGTTCAGGAAAAAGCCGGTGTTCGCCGGGCAATAGCCGCCGATACCGCCATCCAGAACCACGTCAGCATCCATGAACTTGATCGACGGGAAACCAAGATTTCCAGTCTCAGGCGACGTGAACCGTTGCTGCGCCTGGAGCGAAGCCAGATACAGCGACCAGTAGTTGGTGTCCATGACGATCAGATCGACACGGTCAGAACCACGGGTGGTCTGCGCCCACAGGTTGTTCATGCCAGCCTGGATGTTTCCCGAGGTTGCATTGCCACCAGTAGCGGTACTGAAGTCGTACAACTTCGAGCGCCAGAAGCTCCAAGTCGCACGGTCAATGCCACCATAGGTGCCAGTGGTCGGATCAGCCGGAACGGCCGCATTCAGACCCGTGACTTCCTTGCCGCCAGACCCGGTGCCATCGGAATAGATTGAGGCGGACAGGTTGTTCGCCATCGTCGATTCAGCGACGTTCATGCGGGCTTCAAGCAGGTCAATGAATGCCTCCTTGCCGCTGTTTTGGAGCATCTCCAGGCC